TCGGTTGACGCATCAGACCGTTGCTCTATCATTCACAGTTAAGTAGAACTGAGGTAAGGTTCGGTGCTGTGAGTGCAAAAAGCCTAATTATCTTTGTCGAGATGAGGACGGATTCTCTATTTGGTAATAGAATAGGGATACGCATTACCTACAGCAATGTAGAGAATTTATCAGGGAGGACTGATTTTTGGTATATGTAATTAATTATGACGGAACCCCATTAATGCCATGTACTTCTGCAATTGCAAGATTATTACTTAAACAAGGTAAAGCTAAATGTATTAAAAGAACTCCTTTTGTTATTAAACTTTTATACCAAACTACAAATTATACTCAGAATACTACATTAGGTATTGATACTGGAAGTGGTAAATTAGGTAGTGCAATAGTTAAAGATAATGGTGATATAATTTATTTATCACAAATTGAAATAAGAAATGATATAACTGATAAAATGACTAGAAGAAATAAATATCGCAGAAATAGACGTAATAGAAAAACAAGATATAGAAAAGCAAGATGGTTAAATCGCAAGAATAGTATTAAAAAAGATAGATTCTCTCCAACTATGACTAGTAAAATTTATTCGCATTTAAAAGAAGTGAAATTTGTTGAATCTATTTTGCCAATTACTAAAATAATATTAGAAACTGCTACATTCGATCCACATGCTTTAAAGAATCCTGCTATATTAAGTAATAAGTGGTTGTATCAGAAAGGTATTAATTATGGTTTCGCTAATACTAAAGCATATGTATTAAACCGTGATAAATATAATTGTCAGTATTGTAAAGGTAAGTCTAAGGATAGTAAATTAGAAGTACATCATATAGTTTTCAGAAAAAATGGTGGTAGTAATGAAGCAGATAATTTAATAACTTTGTGTAAAACTTGCCATGATAAAATACATGATGGAGATATCACTTTGAAAGGTGGGAAAGTTAAAGGACAATTAAAACATGCTACTCAAATGAATAGTATTAGGACTCAACTTCTAAGATTGTTACCTAATGCAGAAGAAACATTTGGATATGTCATTAAAGAACACAGACAATTATTAAATTTACCTAAAGAACATTACATGGATGCCGTTGCTATTGCAAGTCAAGGCAATGATGTTGAATTCAAAACTAATGTAGTGTTGTTTAAGAAAAGTATATCAGGTGGCGACTATCAACAATCAAAAGGTATTAGGTCAGAACAAAGAATACCAACTGGTAAGATTCAAGGATTTAGGAAATTTGATAAAATTAAATATTTAGGAAAAGAATACTTTATTAAAGGTAGAATGTCAACAGGATATGCTATTTTAATGGATATTCAAGGTAATAAGATTAATCTAAAACCAATTCCTAAATTTAGTAAAATGAAAAGAATGCAAGCAAGAAAGTCATGGATTATATCTCAAGAAATCATTCAAAATATCTCATAATGGTCATTTAATATTTATTTGTAAATATAGGAGTCAAATTAAACAAATATTAAGAAATAATTGCAAGATATATAAAGTCAAGGTTAAGGGATAAATGGTTTTCGACCAAGATTTTATAAAATAAAATAAATAATATATAGGAGGTAATTATATGTCAAACACATTCGCTTTTAAGGAAGTTTTAAATTACACAGTGCAAACTTATAATTCTACTGGAATGGGTGGAGCAGTTCAATTTTTTGTTGATTATGCAAAAGATTCTGCTGTTAGTACAACTACAGAGAGATTGGATATAAAAGGAGGACAAGGTAATTATAAATTGCTAAGTATGGATCATAGTGCTGATGCAATGTTTAAAGCAACTCTTCCATTACTTGATACTTCTGCTTTAGCAAGTATGACAGGAAAAGCATTGGTTACTGGTGCAACACAAGTTCCTAAAAAAGAAATTATTACTATTGCTGTAGCAGGAACAATGACTCTTGCACATACGCCTGTAACTGGAAGTCTAAAAATTTATAAGTTATTAAATAATAGAGATATTTCTACTGAACAAACTGTTGGCACTCCTGCATCAGTAGAAAATCAATATTCAATTTCTACAGCAACAGTTACTCTTAATGTAACAACTGCTGCTATCGGCGTAAAATTCCTTTGTGTTTATGATTATCAATCAACTGCTTTAGCTAAGAAAATGACTATTACAGCAAATAATTTCCCTGGATATGTCCGTATCACAGGAGATGCACTTGCTGTGGATGAATCAGATGGTCTTACATATCCAGTTAAATTTGATATTAAAAAAGCTAAAGTAAAAGCTGGATTTGAATGGACTTTTGCTAGTGATAAAGCTACTGAAATTCCATTTGAATATGATTTATTCCCTGTAACTGTAGGAAATGATAAGGTATTTTTTGAAACAACTGTACTTGGTGAAAGTGTATAATTTGATTGGAAGGTGAGGATATAAAATGGAACAATTAAATGGTAAATTGGTTAAATATACACATCCTGCTTCACCACCTTTAGATATAGAATTAAATAAGATTTATACAATTATTTATGAGAATAAGAAGTTATTTATTTCTAGTGATAATTATAAACAAGATATAAATTTTGATTTATTAAAACAATTGTTTAGTTTAGTAGATGGTGATTGGGATGAGTTATTGAAAGATGAAATTAAAATAGAAGAAATTAAGTTAAATAAGAAATAATTATTAATTATAAAGATAGGTATTAATCTTGAATCGATGCTTGATTAATTACTGACAAGAAGGGATTCTCTCCTCCCTTCTTCTTTTATATCTAAATTTGAGAGAAATATAAACATTTGAGAGGATGTTGATATAATGCTTATAAGTAGTACATCTTTAGTAAAATGGAATGGTCATAATCTAAGATATTATATTTCAAAAAAATATAATTATACAAAAATAGGAGAATATTTTGAAGTTAAAATAGATGATTTACTTTATAATAGTCGTTCAGAAGTTGATGTAGAATGTGATTATTGTGGTAAAAATTTTGTTTTACAATATACTTCTTATACAAATCAAATGGAATCACATGTCCAGAAAATTGCTTGTGATGATTGTAAAAAATTAAAAGTAAAAGAAGTAAATAAAATAAAGAAAACAAATAAAAAACCTGAATTAAATAAAAATACAAACATTATAATTACAGAAGAAAAATTGATTAATGATATTTCTAAGCTAATTGAAAAATATGGTAGATTCCCTAAAATGTCAGAAATTTATAACGAATTATATATTACAGATGGAGTAATTGCATCATTTGGAGGAATGACTCGTCTTCGTGAATTACTTAACTATAATAATGATACTGAACTAATTGATAAACGAGGATATCTAAACTCTTCTACATATGAATATATGACAGCTCAGTTTTTAATTCAATACAACAAATCATACAAAAGAGAAGAACATCCCTTCCCAAAAACAGAAGGTAATCATCAAAGTGATTTTACTTTTTATACATTAAATGATGAAGAAATTCATTGTGAAGTATGGGGTTATGACTTAACAAGGACTGATTCAAAGATAAATAATAGATATAGAGAACATCGTGAAAATAAGCAAAGATTATATAATAAGTATAATTTAACTCTGATATCTGTTGAGTGTGAAATATTTAATAATACATATGATAACATTCAGAAAGAACTTTATAATATTTTTAAACCATATTTGAACATGGAGTTTAAAGATGTAAATTCAGAATATCTAATTCCTCCAACAAAAGTTACTGATGAAGAATTATTTAGAAGAACTATGGATTTATCTAAAGATGGAGTAACTATGCCAACACCAAAAGATTTAAGAGTTAATCATAGTGGATTATATAGACAGATTAATTTGCGATTTGGAACGTGGTGGTCTTTTGCTAAACATTTTGATAAAGAAATACATATATCTAAAAAACATAATTATTGGAATGATGAAAGATTATATGACACATTCATTTATATATTAAATAAATATAATAAAGTTTTAAATGGAGATGAATTACAATCTTACTCAAAAGATGATATTGCTTTAAAAGGTTATTATAGCGAAATCAAGAAAAAAGGTAAATATATTGACTATGTATTAAAATTTGCAGATAAGTATATTGTGGAGAATATTTCATTTAATGAAGGTTTAAATAAATATTTATTAAATATAAAAAACAAAAGAAATAAAAATGTAACATTAATACAACAGGAATATGCAAATAAGATATTGAACAATATAAATATTAATTATAAACATTGCGCAAGTTTATAATTAATAGATTATTAATATAATTAAATAAAAATAAGGGTAGGTTTAGAGTTTAAACACCTCTCCCCTACCCTTATTTTTTTACAAAAATCAACACAAAATTTCGGTTTATTATGATTTTGGAATTTGAAAAGTCAATTAATAAAATAATTTTAAGGAGATGCTAGTATTTCAAACGTATTGAAATTAGTTAGTCCTATCGGAGTTTCAGTCAATCACTATCTTCGTCCAAGAAGTTTCTTAATTTATAAAAATGGTAAACCTGTACCTCAAGTTACGATGTATGAAACAAAAGAAGCAAAAGATTACAAGAAGAAATTTATAAAACATATTAAAGAACAAGTTAAACTTCAAGGATGGAAAAAATCAGATGATAGATTTCAAAAATATTATGTTGATTGCACTTTTTTCTTCCCACGTATAGATATGGATAGTAATAATACCTACAAATTAATGCTTGACTCTATAACAGAATCAGAAGTATGCTGGATTGATGATACACAATCATGTGAAAGGACGCAAGGAATATTTTATGATTCTCAAAATCCTAGAATATTATTAGAAATTCGTCCTGTAAGTTTTATAGGGGTATTCCCTACTAACGAACAATTAGAAATTTTTAAATCTAATTGCATCACATGTAGCAGATATAAAGATGGTAGATGCAGTATTTTAGTAAAAAGTTTAGAAGGAAGAATAATTGATGAAGTTAAAGATTTAGTTTGTGATAAGTTTAAATTAAAGAAGTAAATACATTATAAATATAAATAAGGTATATTTTCTATTCTAGCAATTCAACACAATCTACAATCAACAACTATCACACCACTCTACTCAATATTCACTTCAAAAATCTAACCATACTATAGTTATATAAATCAATAAAACTAAATACATAAAACAATTAAATAATAAAACAATTAAATAATAAAATAATATAATATAATATAACGGAGGAATTATAAACATGAATATACAAGATTTAAAAGAAATATTATCTAAAATTGATAAAACAAACATAAATTTAAATGAATTAATTAAAGTAAAATCATTCATCTCTTCTATTGAAAAGAAATTATTATTAGACAATATTATTAATGGTTGTATTGAAACAGACGAAAACCAAATTATGAAAATAGATTATTTTAATAAAATATTAGTTAAAGATATTTCAATAATAGCAAATTATACGGATTTAGAGTTTTCAGATGATGATTCAATTGCAGAATATGATTATTTAATTCAAAATGGTATTTTTGATTATATAATTAAAAATATAAATGAAAAAGAAATAGAATTTATTAATGATTTACTTTATGATGAATTAAAACAAGTATTACAAATTGGAAATAGTATTGAAGGAATTATTGCAAAAGGATTAAACAAATTAATCGAGAAAATTCCTGATGAAAAAGGTTTAAATAAGATGATGAGTAATATGAGCAAAAATTTGAACAAAATAAAACCAGAGAATCTTAATATGATGAAGGAACTTTTTAGTCAGAATAAAGTACAAAATTTTATGGGTGGATTGAGTGGGGATATGGTTAAGAATGATGAAAGGATATGATTAATTTATAAAGGTAGGTGAAATATAATCGCTTCGCTTGCAGAGCAATTAAAGTTAATAGAAAAAAAACTTAATTCTAAATACATACCTTCAGCATTAAAAAAAGAAGTATCATGGGAATCACAAACGACAATGCAGAAACACGTAGTTTCAGATGTATACGATCAATATAACTCCCAATATGAAAACCAATATCATATGGGTGGTTTATTGGATATTGAAAATATTGAAACTAAAATGATTGATGATAATACATTAAGGATAGAGAATATCAGAAAAGATGAAGAATCAGGAAGGTTAGTTGCTCCTGTAATTGAATATTCAAGAGGCTACTGGACGGAAGAATTAGATCAAAGAATAGGTAAACGTCCCTTTATACACAATACTTTTGAAGAATTGAAAAATGGCCGAGCATTGATTGCTTTAAAAAAAGGATTATTACGTCAAGGAGTTAATTGTAAGTAAGTTAATATGTTATTTATATACAATTATAATTTAATAAAAATAGGTTAAGTCTAGCTAACTTAACTGATAAGAGAGGACTCCTTGTATCCTCTCTTTTTTATTTTTTTAAATAAATACAAGGTGCATAGAAACACGACAAGGAGTGATAATATTTGAAAAA